GGGTTCACGACGACCTAACCAAGAACATTCCAAACTATCCTCCATACAATATCAAGAAGACAGGTGAAAATACCTACGCCGTCGAACTAGCGGTTGCAGGTTTCGGTAAACAAGATATCGAGATCGAGCTCGCTGACGGTAAGCTGGTTGTTAGGGGTAGCGTTACTGATAATACCGATGATAATTTCATCTTTAAAGGTATTGCCAATCGTGCTTTTACCCGTGCTTTTGCTCTTGACGATCAAATCGTTGTTCAAGATGCAGAGATGCTTAACGGTATGCTTCGCGTATTTCTTGAGCGTGTTATTCCTGAACACAAGAAGCCTAAGAAGATCGATATTCAAGACGGGGAAAAACCTGTTAAGAAAAAAGCCGATTTTCTAACGGAATCTAAGTAACCTGTAATAATTGCGGCCGGTTTAGCCGGCCGCATTACTTTTGTTCGAGGAATCATGCAAGAATATTTTAAAAACTTTTACCAATGGTTAAAGCAAGCCTTTACACCTGCCTATCAATCCGAGATTGAGACATATCTTAGTCAAGCCCAAGATCTTGTTGATCTAGAGCGTAGAATGATGTATATTCAACGTAGGGGAATGCTATGATTAGTATTTTTAAAAAGGTTTGGGATTATCTAGTAGACTGGGGTGATGCTGTTTACAAGGCAAGAAGGAACAGTATTGTAAATAGAATGTACTGATAAATACCGGGTCAGAGAGGAAACAATGACCCGGTTAGTATCATTAAACACAGTACGTATTTCTGATTGGTTAGTAAAAGCTAGTGTTTTTGATGATCAGATATTGATTATTTCAATAAATTCCAATACAATGGATATATGTTGTAAGATGTTCTACGATGAAGAACATGCTCATAATTTCGTTGAGTCTTTTTTGAGAGGATAAAAATGACAAGGGAAGCAGGTAAGGGATCTAAATCTCGCCCATTCACTGTATCTCAAAATGTCTTTAAAGCCAATTGGGATAATACATTTAAGAAAACCGTTAAGCTCCAAAATCCCTTAAATAAGGAAGTTTGGTGGTGTGATAATGTTAACGAGACGCGTTCAGTGGATGGGGTAGATTATATTACTGTCTACAAGAAAGAAACACCTACTCGTACTCACTTGATGCGTAAGACTGCCCTCAGTAAGTCTATTTGAATAAAGGGCTGGTAGCTTAGTGGTCTAAAAGCGTCCGACTCATAATCGGTTGATCGTCGGTTCGAATCCGACCCAGCCCACCAATAAGGTATTGTTATGAAACGTTATATTAATCTAGATATGGATGGTGTTGTCGCAGACTTTGATCTGTTTGCTTCTAACCTTTTAAATCGCCGGGTGAACTGGAACGAAAAAGATCTTAGTGATGAGGAATGGTCTATTCTAGCCACGGTAGATAATATCTACGCCAAACTACCGCTTATTGAAAAATCTGTAGAGTTGGTACAAATTGCTAAGACAGCTGCTCGTGAACTAGATATGGGTATTCGTTTTTTGACGGCTATTCCTAGACGTACAACTATGCCTACTGCCCAGGCAGATAAGATCGAATGGGCTGGGCATTACTTTCCGGATGTACCTGTGGAGGTTGGCCCGTATAGTAAAGACAAGCAAAATTGGTGCAACACTCTAGATATTCTGATAGATGATAAACTACTGAACGTTGAACAATGGGTTGCAAAGGGTGGTATCGCTGTATTCCATCAGGGTAACTGGAATTGGACACTTGGTGCTTTTCAAAGAGCCATTAAAATGGATTATCCTGGTGTTTTATTTTTTACAGCAGGGGTAAAGAAGTATTATTTTTTACAGTAGGGGTAAAGAATGAATAAGGTGTATACGTTAGATCTTGTGGATACTGAGGATGGTACCGGGGACGTTGCTATCCAATTCAGTGAAGAATTTCTTAAGGATCAAGACTGGCGGGTAGACGATCGAATCACCTTTAGCGTGGAAGGTGAACAAATAATTCTTCGTAATATAGATTGGACCAAGCGTGAAAGTTTATCTAAGTAAGTACCGCGATCACTGGATTAGTCCTTATACAATCCTTGAAAAGATCGTATTTTGGCGAAAAATTGAATATGACGAGCCTCGTATCGAATGGTGGGCTGAAAAAATCACCCCTATTTGTAAAGGGATACTGACTCTTCTTAACAAGATTCACCCAGAAATTCGTTATGTAAAGATCGACAAGTGGGATACGTGGAATATGGATTCCACGTTGGCACTTATTGTTGTACCTATGCTGAAACAGCTCAGAGAAACTAAGCATGGTTCCCCTAGTGTGGATGATGAAGATGTACCTCAAGAACTACGGTCTACATCGGCTGCCCCCAAAGAAAATGAATGGGATACCGATACCCTTTGGCATGATCGCTGGGCGTGGGTAATTAACGAGATGATCTTTGCATTTGAATCAAAATTATCAGACTGGGAAGAAAAGTTCTATTCAGGCGAAACGGATACTATTTGGGTTCCGGTAGATAGAGAAGGCAACGAAGTTCCTAAAAAAGATGCGATTTTGTTTCAGATGAAACATGGCCCTAATCATACCTTTGATATAGATGTAGAGGGTAGGAAGCAGTATCAAGATCGTATCAATAACGGTTTTCGTCTTTTTGGAAAATACTATTCCGGGCTTTGGGATTAAATGGAAAAAGTACTTGTTATTACACCAACAACCGGGGCACCGGAACTTATTGATTGCATTAGATCGGTAAGTGAGCAGTCGTATAGTAATACACATCATCTTATTGTGACTGATGGTGCTAAGTTTACTTCCCGAGTAGACGGGTGTTTAGTTGATGGAGGTGTGGTCGGTTATGGTGATAAACTTTTCAGATGCGATTTACCGTTTAATACCGGTGGAGGTGGTTTTTATGGTCACAGGATCATGGCTGCCTTTAGTCACTTGGTACCCGATTATGAGTATGTATTATTTCTAGATCAAGATAACTGGTATGATAAAAATCATGTGGAAACTCTTGTACGTACTATTAAAGATAGCAATCTTGACTGGGCGTACTCTCTTCGTAAGATTTATAATAAGGATAAAAACTTTATTGCCGAAGATAACTGTGAGTCTTTAGGAAGGTGGCCGATATGGTTTGATCCTAACGGTTATCTGATTGATACTAGTTCGTATTGTTTTAAAACGAGTTTTTTACAGAGTGTCGGTCATATTTGGGATCACGGGTGGGGTGCCGATCGCCGTTTTTATACTATAATCAAAGATCATCTAAAGCACGATAATTATGCATGTAGTGGTGAGTATACACTTAACTATCGCTTGGGTGGTAATGAGGGATCGGTACAAGAAGATTTCTTTATTCAAGGTAACAAGAGCACACAATCGTTTTATAAGGGTGTGTTACCTTGGAAAAAACGATAAATAAATTGCGGGGTAGCTCAGTTGGAACGAGCGCTGGACTCATAATCCAGAGGTCGGTGGTTCGAATCCACCCCACCGCAACCATTGAATCTATACAGCATGCTATTCTATACCAATATCTATACCAGGGGTAATTTTGTTTACTTTCGCGGCTTTAAAGATGGTAAGCGAGTAAATCAAAAGATACCCTTCAAGCCGTCCTTCTACGTCCGAACAGGTAAAGAGTCTAAGTTTAAGACTCTCTGGGGCGACAATCTTGAACGGATGCAATTTGAATCTATAAAAGAGGCAAGAGATTTTATCGATAGATACAGTGATGTATCTAATTTTCCTATTTTTGGTAATCGTAATTACGGGTATCAATTTATTAGTAAACTTTTCCCGGGTACCATCGAATTCGATATGTCCGTGATGAAGATTTCGACGATCGATATTGAAACTACTACCGAATACGGATTTCCTGATGTAAGAAATCCTCAAGAAGAAGTCCAGCTTATCACTCTACAGGACTTCAATACTAAAAAGATCACTACGTTTGGCTGCAGGCCATTTCTGCCTACGAATCCAAACTGCACCTATGTACAGTGTATAGATGAGATGGATTTGCTTCGTAAATTCATAAACTATATAAAGAGCGACTACCCGGATATTGTTACCGGGTGGAATTGTCAGTTATTCGATATTGCATATTTGTCAGCTCGCATTCAGCGTGTATTAGGAGATAAAGCACTGAATGAGTGTTCTCCACATGGTGTAGTTACAAATAGAGAAGTCCCGTTCGCCAAAGGTCGAACCCAACTTGCATATGAATGGGTAGGTATCTCCGTTCTTGACTATATGGATTTGTATAAAAAGTTCTCTTTTAAAGTACAAGAATCGTATAAACTAGACCATATCGCCCAGGAAGAACTGGGTATGCAAAAGCTTAAGACTGAGTACACAACTTTTAAGGAATTTTATACTAAAGACTGGAATAGGTTCGTAGAATATAATATTCGAGATGTAGAGCTGGTCGATCGGTTAGAAGAAAAGATGAGACTTCTAGTTCTTATCTGTACAATGGCGTATGATGCTAAGTGTAACTTTCTTGATATTCATTCCTCAGTTCGGACTTGGGATTGTATTCTCTTTAATCACCTAGCTAAGAAGAACATTATTGTACATAATCCTCCATCAGTAGATGAATCTGCTGACAGGCAGATTATGGGTGCGTACGTTAAGGATCCTACCCCCGGGCAGTACGACTGGGTAGTGTCATTTGACGCTACATCCCTCTACCCGTCTATTATTATGACATGGAACATGTCTCCTGAGACATTGGTTGATGGACAGAAATACTTACCCGATGAGGAGAAGTCAATTCAAAAGCTTATTGATAGGACGGTTAATACTTCTGATCTTATTACAAAAGACTATAGTATGACTGCTAACGGGCAGTGCTTTAGGCGGGATAAGAAAGGGGTATTTCCTGAACTAATTGAATACTACTTTGAATCGAGGCAAAAAGCTAAAAAGCAAATGCTTAAAGCCCAATCTCAATATGAAGCTACAAAAGACCCGGTATATCTTAATGCGATTTCTAGTTTGAATTCTAAGCAGATGGCTGCTAAGATTCTTATGAATTCGCTTTATGGTGCAATGGGTAATATCTTCTTTAGATATTACGATATTCGTATCGCCGAGGGCATCACGATGACCGGTCAGCTAATCATCAGATCGGTAGCAACCAAGCTAAACTCCTATCTTAACGAAAAGTGTAAGACGAGTGGTGCTGACTATTCTTTTTATTCCGATACGGATTCCACCTACATTACACTTAACAAACTAGTAGATAAGTTTTCTGAAAAAAATACTTGTGATATTGTTGATCGTATTGATCGGATGTGTAATAAGGATATCGAACCGGCGATTAATTCTGCATGCGAGGAATTGGCTGATTATCTAAACGTTTATACGAGAAAAATTAAGTTCAAGCGTGAAGTGATTGCCGATAGAGGTATTTGGATTGCAAAGAAACGTTATGCACTGAACGTACATAATGCTGAAGGGGTTCAATATGATCCTCCGAAGTTAAAGGTTATGGGTATGGAGATCGTACGCTCTTCCACTCCTGCCCCGGTTAGAAAGGCTCTAAAAGAAGCAGTAAATATAGCACTAACGAAGGATGAGGCTAGTATCAGGGCGTATGTTGAAGAAATTGAAAGTAAGTGGTATAGGTTAGTACCTGAGGATATTGCATTTCCAAGAAGCGTTAATGGGTTGGCTGAATACGGGGATGCGAGCTCTATCTCCAAAAAAGGGACCCCTATGCACGTTAGAGGTGCACTTCTGTATAATCATTTGATAACTAAGAAGCGTCTAGAGATGACGTATCAGCCTATTCAGGAAGGGGATAAGATTAAATTCTTGTACTTGAAAGAGCCTAATCCTTTTAGCTCCCATGTTATTGCCTTTAATACCGAACTACCTAAGGAGTTAGACGTACATAGATA